CTCGGTCTTGCCGGGGAAGCCGGAGAGGTTGCGGACAAGGTAAAGAAGATTTACCGCGACGACCGCACCGACGCCAAGTTCCTTTCTGAGATCGCAAAAGAAATTGGAGATGTCATGTGGTACTGCGCTGTGCTTGCGGAGGACTTGGGCTTTTCTTTGCAACAGATCGCCGAGATGAACATCTACAAGTTGCAATCCCGCAAGTCCGCTGGTAACATCGTGGGCAGTGGTGACAACAGATGATCAGTCCCAATTCGATGAGACACGAGGCATACATGAGAATGAAGGCAACGGAAGAAGACGAAGAAAAGCTGTTGAACGAGTTTTACGCGGAACGAACCGACATGGTGAACAGTCCGCCGCACTACAATCAAGAAGGGATTGAGTGCATCGACGCTATCGAAGCCGCAACGAGTGACGGCTACGAATACTACCTGCAAGGAAATATAATTAAGTACCTTTGGCGATACCGATACAAGAATGGCGTTGAAGATCTTAAGAAAGCGCACTGGTACTTAGAACGGCTTATCAAGGAGATAACAAATGAATAATATGCTACCGACACCATACCAACAATTTATTCACAAGTCACGTTATGCGCGTTGGCTCGACACCGAGCAGCGTCGTGAGAACTGGGACGAGACTGTAGAACGGTATCTCAAGTTTATGATCTATCAAGCAAAGGGCAAGCATCAGTTTGATCTGTCCGCCGAAGACATAACTGATATTCGTGATGCTATCATTGGGCAGGAGATCATGCCGTCGATGAGGGCGATGATGACTGCGGGACCGGCCCTTGCACGAGATAACATCTGCGGCTACAACTGTAGCTACATTCCTGTGGACAATCCTCGTTCGTTCGACGAGTGCATGTACATCTTGATGTGCGGCACAGGCGTGGGCTTCTCAGTGGAGCGTGAGAACGTTGATAAGCTGCCGGTTGTCAGTGATGCAATGCACGAATCAGACACTGTGATCAAAGTCGGTGACTCCAAGCCCGGATGGGCCAAGTCTCTCCGTGAACTCATCGGTCTCCTTTACGTCGGTCAAGTACCGAAGTGGGACTTGTCAGACGTACGCGCATCCGGTGAACGTTTGAAGACTATGGGTGGTCGTGCGTCCGGCCCCGGTCCCCTCGACGATCTGTTCAAGTTCACTGTCGATCTGTTTAAGAAGGCGCAAGGCCGTCGTCTCTTTCCTATTGAGTGTCACGATCTGATGTGCAAGATCGGTGAGATCGTCGTGGTTGGGGGTGTACGTCGCTCCGCACTGATTTCCCTTTCGAACTTGAATGACGATCAGATGGCACACGCCAAGTCCGGTGCGTGGTGGGAGAACGAAGGCCAACGTGCGCTGGCTAACAATTCAGTCTCGTACAAAGGTAAACCCGAAATGGGCACGTTCATGCGTGAGTGGCTTGCCCTGTACGACTCCAAGTCGGGTGAGCGTGGCATCTTCAACCGTGAGGCGGCTGACGTACAGGCCGCTCGGAACGGACGCCGTGAGACAGGTCACATGTGGGGCACGAACCCGTGTTCAGAAATCATCCTGCGTCCGTATCAGTTCTGCAACCTGTCAGAGGTTGTCGTACGCGAACACGACACTCTCGACTCGTTGAAGCGCAAGGTACGCCTCGCAACCATCTTGGGCACCCTGCAGTCAACACTCACTGACTTCAAGTATCTGAGGAAGGTATGGAAGACAAACACAGAAGAAGAGCGTTTGCTCGGCGTATCCTTGACTGGTATAATGGATCACTCGATTTTGTCAAAGACCGTCGATTCCCCTCGCTGGCTCGAAGAAATGCGGCAGGTCGCCGTAGATACGAACGCGGAGTACGCAGAGAAGATTGGCATTCCACAGTCGGCTGCTATCACCTGTGTAAAGCCGTCGGGTACTGTGTCGCAACTGGTGGACGCTGCAAGCGGCATTCACGCTAGGCACAACGACTATTACATCCGCACGGTTCGCGGGGACAACAAAGATCCGCTGACGCAGTTTCTCAAAGATCGAGGCGTCTACAACGAGCCGGATGTGATGAAGCCGGATTCAACCACTGTCTTCTCGTTTGCGATGAAAGCGCCCAACAATGCGGTGACACGCGACGACATGACAGCTATCCAGCAGCTAGAGTTGTGGAAGACATACGCTCTGCACTGGTGCGAACACAAGCCGTCTGTGACCATCACCGTAAAAGAACACGAGTGGATGGATGTAGGTGCGTGGGTGTACGAAAATTTCGACGTTGCGTCGGGCGTTTCATTCCTGCCACACTCCGATCACACATACCAACAGGCTCCGTATCAAGACATCGAAGCCGATGACTATGCGGAGTGGCAACTTGCGTATGGTGGCTTGGAGATTGACTGGCAAGCCCTGTCGGAGTACGAGCGAGAGGACAACACGTCCGGCTCTCGGGAGTTGGCTTGTACGGCTGGCGTCTGTGAAGTAGTAGACTTGAATGCCGCATAATCGTCCGCTGACATGGGCGATAGGACATGACTGACTATGCTGCGTAGGGTCGTCATGTCTGAGCCGGAAGTAACCGGTCAGTTGTAGAAACGGCAGCTATCCCTATGTTGGATGTCGGCATAGGGCGATATACCAAATCCCTTCTGCGTAACGGTGGGGATAGGGCATCCCAAATTATACATGTCATCATGATATGTAAAGAAAACGGAGAATTCTTAACATATGAAGCTAGAAGTTGCGGAATACATAGAGTTGAAAGACGGAGGTGCTGTTGTCACCTTTGAGATGGATGAAGAGACACGTTCGGGCTTGATATCCGAAGCCATAGAGCGTAGACTCATCGAAGGATTGCAAAGGATGCCTGATGCCCCCGAAGAAGACAGACAAATTGACATCGAAGAATACATTGCCGGTATGGAAGAAGGGGGCGGACTGGATTCAGTACAGCCCGCCGAAGAATCACCCGGCTCACAGCGAGTGGAGGAAGACAGTTGATCGAAGTAGCTCTGAGTGACGACATGCTTTTAAAGGCTAGGAAAAAGGCAACAGAGATGGGCCTTTTGCACAACTCTATAATCAGAGGTGGTGGAAGCGTCGCTGGATTCCTTGGCGAACAGATTGTGCTGTCTGTTTTTGGGGGAAGATGGGATAACTCTTTTGACTTTGACATTGTGCTGGATGACGGCAGAACAGTGGAAGTCAAAACAAAACAGACTTCTGCCATCCCGAAGCCACACTATTCTTGCAGCATCAGCAACTACAACACACGTCAGAAGTGTGACATCTATGCGTTTACTCGTGTGATGAAAGATTTTTCAAAGGGATGGTTCTTGGGATTCATGACAAAAGAAGAATATTTCGACAAGGCAAAGTTTATGAAAAAGGGCCAAGTCGATCCCGACAACGGATTTGAGGTACGGGCAGACTGCTATAACCTCGCTATCGAGGAGTTATGTGATGTATCTGACTATGGTGTTTCTATGCTTCATGGGACCTAACGAGTGCGTAAGATTTGAAGACACGACCGGTTTAAAGCAAACAAGACAGCAGTGTGTCACTAGGGCCGTTGAGATGGTGGAGCAGCTAAAGACTATACCCCATCTTGTACCGCCTCCTTACACTGTTTTTTACAAATGTGTTTTGAGGGAATCCACATGAAAGCCACCCTGTTTTCATTCAACGTATATCTGCGTCAAGACGGTAACGTCGAGATAGACAAGCAGTCTGTAAGACCCGATGATCTACAAAAAGAAATGGACGCGGGAATGCCCACCTATGACGGCGCACACTCCATCGCGTCCCTTTTGAGATACGTTAATTCTGTTACAGATGAGATGATCGAGAAATCATCTAGCTACGTCTAGAAGTCATGTCTCCTACGGTACTGCCTGTTCAAACAGGTCGGGTTCAGGGGTAAACAGCATTCCCTGCGAGATCCAATACTCTTCTGCGTATTCGTTCGATGTAACATCCGGCACTTGGAAAACAGTGGCCGGAAGATCGCCCGCGATGAATTTCATGAGGGCTGTCGAGAAATACTCTGCGTCAGTCTTGGACACCAAGTCATCTTGCTCGAGAAGATTCTTAACAATTCCTGCGGCTCTAGGATCAGTAAGCAGGAAGTCCGCTGCCTTTCCTTGACTCAGTGCCGCGTATTTAAGCGCCACTTCTGCGGCGACGTACTCCTTACTGACCATACCCCTAGCAAGGTTGAAAGCCTTTGACAGAGCGTTGTCAAGGGTAAAGCCTTTTGTGAGGTTGGTAAGGTTTCCTCCCGCCTGTCTTGCCATCAGACTGGTAGACTCTACTCGTGTCGAAAGGCGGAAGATTGCGTGAAGCGTTTCGAGTTGTTCTTCTTGTATTCCTGCCAAATCAGCAAGCTGCCGAATCTTTCTTCCTTCGTCTGAAACGCCAAACGTACTCTTAGACCCACGAACAGTACCGCTGCCGACCAGCGCGTCGTCCAAAAGCAAGAAGACATTCTGAGGGTCTTTGTAGCTGTCGGCTGGAACTTTTTTACCATCAAACATAGTGACGGTACGTGTCCCCCGCGTATATCCGCCCGCCGCTTTCAACGTGTCCACAAACAGTGCGCGGTAAGCAGATTTCGTCTGATCTTCTGTTAGCGCGACCATCTTTTTAGTGTCGGCGATTCGACTGACAAAATTGTCAAGTGCAAGAGGGTCGGGATTTGTGATTACATCGTTAAGGAAGCCTTGGCCACTTGCCAGCTTTGGTGCCGCGCCTATCTCTTTTAGCTTCGCTTCTGTGGCACCTTCAACCAGCTTGGCAGAGCCTTCGATGGCAGTCTTTTGCGTTTGTGCTACGGACACAAGATCCCCGTGTAGCTGTCTGTATTCCGGGACAGCGTTCACAACGTTGACGATGTTTCTGTCCTGCATGATAAGCTCGTCCGTATCGAACAGCTTTTTCGTGGTCACATTGCCCTGCGAATCCATAACTTGAACGACGAACTTCTCTTGAATGTCATTGAAATACGCCTCAAGAGGGTTGTCATTGTTTGTGTATCCCGCAGGTGCTTTTACCCGACGAGGCGCACTCTCCGGGGCAAGAGCGGGTAGCTGTCCTCCTTCGAGAGCCTCCTTAAGACCTCGCATGTTAGTCTGATCGTAAAATGCGTTTCGGATTACAACGTCAAATACAATTTGCAACTCTTCGAACGCTTTCTCGTCCATCACGCGAGACGTGGTAGCGGCTATGTCTTCTGACGTAGGAAGAACGTATCGACCATTCGCGTCCTTTTTTAGGACTTGTTCAGCCATGCTGGACGTAACCGGAGCAAACGTCGCAAGAAAGTCATCCATGACACCTTCAAGTTGGGCGGCTGATTCTTTGGTAGGCTTTGTGATGTACTGCGTGATAGGCTTTAATAGGGTGCTTATTTTTGCCGCGTCTCCGACTTCAAGTACGCCTTCTGCTACCCTCGTTTCCCCGATAGCTTTGTTGACCTTGCCGCCGAACGTCCCCTTTCCAAAGCGTTGACGTTCAAGCTGATGAGTTTTACGGGCCAAGACAACAGCGTTGTAAGTTTCAAGATTTGCACCTTGTCCCCACGTGTCGAACGTCTTGTCGATTTCTGCCCGCATAGCCCTCGCAAGTTGTTGCTGTTTTTCTGAGCCGTCTCTTAGTAGCGCGTTTGCGCCTTGCCGAAGTGTTTCGAGGTCTTTGACATCCGCTTTCATGCCGATAGACGCAGCGTCTATATTGGCAAACATCGGATTGTCCATCGCGTAGAATACTAGCTGTGCGTCACTTATGTCACTACCGTCTTCACTTTTAAGACCTGCTTGCCTCATGAAAGCTGTATCTTCAGAGGCTATCTGCCTTCTCATGTGGGCGATAAACTCGTCCGGTGTGGCAAAGCTAAAGCCCATCGGGCCAAGCTTCTCATTGATGGAGGGCAACCTGTCGGCGATGTGTTCCGAAAGACCCCTATAAGCAGCCCTATCTAGTGCGTAAATGAAATCTTGCCCCGCACCACCGGCAAAAGAGTTAAACCTCACAGGATCGATCATCTTAATGAAAGACTGACCCTCTACCGCGTAACTTGAAAATACCTCCCGCATGCCAAGAGCAAACGTATCCAAAGGAATTATGACATCAGAAGGTATGTTTGCGTACGCCGCGTCAACTTGCGCTACGCTTGCCGCCTCTGACATCTTCAAGACGTTAAGAACAGTAGTGTTTTCTTTGCGGGCCATTTCTTCGGCGCTTTGAGAAACCCTGCCGCGATCAACCGTAGCTTTGACCGCCGTACGAAGCTCTTTGAGTGCGGCCTCCAAATTCGTGCCCGCCTGTCTGAGTTGTGCCGGGGTAGTTTCTTGCAGCGTCAGACGACCCGTCTCCATCGCGGGAGCCACTGCGCCTTCGGGGGCTATGTCCGCCCCGGTTTGAACGCGACGATCCATCCTGCTGTACACTGCCAGCATGTCGTCGATCTGACCCGACAAAAATGCCTCTTCCAAAAACTTTTCGTTTGATTCGAGAGTAAGCTCTGTCAGCACCCGATCTGCTGCTTCCAAGTCGCTACGAATCATCTTTTCAAGAGACGCTCTGCCGAACTGCTCTGCATTCTTAAAGGAACCAGCAAGCACCTTGAGGTTATCCAGTGCTGTCTCTCTTGCGCGAATGTCATCCACACTAAGTAGATTTCGAGAAGACATCATATTGTTCTCGATGTTAAGAATAACGCTGTCCAGCATTTCCACGGCGGCAGTCATAGCGCCTTGCTGCTGCTCCGCCTCGTACTGGAAGTCGAGATTTTTTCGCATCTTTTTCGAGAACTTCTCGATATCGCTGGCCTTTAGGCCCGCAGCATTTTCCCCTACAGAATTAGCAAGAGACATGTACACGCCCAGCCCAGTGGACTGTCCTAGATTCAAAGACAGCGTCTGCCGAAGACCCCGCAGCATGTCGATATCAAGATATGGCTCGAACGACGCCACTATTTTTTCGACATCTTGAAAGCCAGTTTCCATAGAATCCAGCATTGTTTCCCGCATCATCGGGTTCATGCCCGTGAACATTCTTTTGCTGAAGTCTTCTAGCTGCCGCATTTGACCCGCAGACATTACTTTACTAAGCTCTTCAGGGGCAGCGCCCATAAGACCTCGCAGACCCGGGTTAACAAGAATGCCTTGGGCGTATCCCCGAGCCGCGATGCTGTTGAATTCCAAAAAGAAGGCAAAGGCATCTTCTACGCCCACTTTAGCTGAGAATGCTAATCTTTTTGCTGGACCCCCAACGAGGGGGATAGCCTTCGGGAATTTCATGTCGAAAAGTTGAAGAGTACCCATACCCGCTATCAAAGCGCCCGCACCAACGGCCTCCCCTATCGGCCCCATTACCTCCCGCATGGCAACTTGCGTACCCGCCATAAAGGTATCAAACGTGGGGGAGATGCCGTAAGACTTGGCCATAGGTGCAGCAGCCTTCACCATCCGCCAGTTTTGATAGGCACGTTCCATCCGGATTTGTTCTTGAAATTTCAGTACGTCGCCTTTCTGCCCGCGAAGAGCGGCGTTGCGGGATTTAGTCTGCAGTAAAGATATTCTTTTTACGGACTCCATGCCCGCTGCTGCCACTGCTTGTCTGTTGGCTTCTACGCCCAGCCTGTCTACAATGCGACCCGCCGTCCACTTATTCCAAAAATTAGCAGATTTATTCATCATAGCAAGTTGTCGGCCCGCCTCTTGCAGAGGGATACCGCGCAAAGCTGCGTATTCGGCTGACACCGCCAGTTGCTCTTGTGGGCTTGCAATAGAAAACTTCTGCGGTACTTCAAAGCCATCTCTTGTTTTGAAGCCGGACGGGCGTCCCTTTACGTTGTCTATCTGCCTACGAATTATACGCTGTGCGTTGGCGGTTCCTTGGATAGGGGCTTTTACTCCGGCATAAGCTCCGACGTTTTCTAGCGCAAGACTTGCCATCTTTTCGACGAAGCTTTGATTGTCAAATACCTGCTCGAAAAATCCTTCCGCAAAGTCACTCGATACAAAGTTCTTTGTGTATCTTTCGACGCCATCTACCTCTTTCTTTTCGAGGTATCCTGCCTCCCGCATAGCATCTTCGTAGCCCATCTCCACGAGTTGATCACGGATCATATCGTTGAGAACTTCTTGTCGATTTGCAAAAAAGGAGCTATTACGAACAGACGCCAAGTCTTGAGCTACGTCTTCCTCTGTCATTTGCGGAATAAGTTCATCCGTCAGCCCAAAGGAAACAGTAGATAATACAGAGGCTGCTGCCCACCTACCGAAACGAGGCAGGTAGTGGCGCACACCTTCTTCTGTTGCGCTGGCAAGATTGTACAACCTTTCGGCTGTAACATCCAGTATGTCGCCCTCAATAGCCTGTACGACAGCCCGCTGAATGACCTCGTTGCTTTGCAGATCCGGATGATTTCGAGCGAACCTTAGAAGCCTCTCGCCATCTTCGGCCCTACGTGTTGCTATGTCGCGAGGGGTATCTACGCCGAATGACCCAAGACCACCCTCATCAAACACGCTTTCCGGGATAACTTCCAGCCCTTCGATCTCGCCTGTCAGCGAGTTGCGAGGGAACGTGCCCGTCTCGATATAGCCTTTGCTGAGAACGGGATGACCCGTCGACAAGCTGTTGATAGTACTCATAACAGTGCCCTGCGGATCGCGAACACGGCCAAGCAGTGCTACGTCATCGGGGGTGGCAGTGCCATCCTTTTCGCGCTTGAACGCCTCTTGTGCAGCAGGGTACAACCCCTTCATGTCTTTCCGAAAAACAGAAAGGTTGTTTCCGAAGTAGCTATCTAGATTGATGGCTTTACCGTTTACGTCTTTGACATCGCCTTGCAAGCCAAGCTCAAGAAACCGAGAGGCCACATTAGCCGACAGGTCTTGTTTGATATCCTCGAAAGTTCCGGCCTCAGTCTGCTGACCCACGAACTCTTGATAAGTGGCCCCTGTCTCAGTGGGCATACCTGTAGTGAATGTACGCTCTGTCGGACCGGTAAATTTATCGGTAGTAAAAATGGTTTCAGACGTGCTGTCAGCCATTATATTGCCCTACTCGTTTCTTCAAAAGTTCTGATTTGACGTGGTGTAAGGATTTTGCCGGAATCCTTAAAGAAGTAGACGGGGACACCGCTACCCATTGGATGCGAAAGGGTATCGCGGCCCACACGCATTTTTAGAACGCTAATCTTATTGTCGACTGCAACGTCGCCGAATTCAGCGACCGCTGCGCTGTCGTCTATCGCGAACATAGACTGCCAAGCGTTATCTTGAAGGTACCCCGAACCCGCTCGTTCTACTATGTCCGTGTGACCTCTGACGGTGTTCATGCCACGGGTCACTCTTTTCAACGGATCAAAATAACGCAGCGCACGAATGTTACGGATGTTGTCCTTGGAAAGTTGGTACGTCCGAGAACCTCCGCGCACGGATGAGGCCACGTCAAACATCGTGCCGTGGAATATGACGTTGTCTTGTGCTTGGCTGATCAAGCGCCTAACAGTGGCGATCTGAGTTTCGCGAGTATCGAATCGACCCGCAGACACAGCCTCAAGTGCTGCCGAAAAATCTCGTTCTGAAATTCTTCCCGACGGGTCCATAGTCTTGGCGTAGTTGTAGGCCAAAGTCACAAGTGCCGCGTTCAATTTGGCATTTACACCAAGGAAGTTTTGCTGCATAAATTTTTCAGACGTAGCTATGACTGAATCTCGTACGTCACTAGCGTTTTGGCCCTCTTCCACAAGCATGTCCTGCTCTCGGAAAAGAGACTCGCTTTGGGGATCAAAGAACGTTTTAACCTTTCCCATAACGCTCGTTGTGACCTGCTTAAAAAAGGAGTCGTCAACCTCAAAGACGTTAAGAAGAAAGGCGGACAGTTCGTCGTAAGCTCGTGATCCCGGGGGCAATCTGTTGGCGAGATAGAACTCAACCTCGTCAGCAGTGTTGAGAAAATTTTCACTGTTGTTTTTTGATTGGCCGATATCTTCTAGGTCAATCGGTCTGCCAGTCGCCGTCTGAATAAACGAAGTGTACTGTTCCGGCGTCATTCCTACCGTGCCGAATTCCGGCTGATACTGCTTTGGAAGATCGGAACTCATATTCATAGCGATGAGGGAAAGCTGATCTCTGCGATCAGTGATGCCCCGACTGATAGGAACCATTGCAAGAGTGGCATGTTGACTGGTTCTCAAGTCCATATCGGTGCGAGTAAACAGACCCACATCTTGATATCCCTTTGCCGCTTCAAACAGACGGAGAGGATTTTGAGAACCGTTGTCGATCATACCATAGGCAATGCCGTCTGTCAAGAAAAGATTTTGAGGCGTCTTTCCTTGGCTCTTCGCAATAGCCTTGACCGTTTCGTTGGCCTCGATAACTAGCGAGTCGTTTACCCGGAAGAAATCAGTGCCGAGGGGAGTGATCCCGTCGTCCTCAAGTTGAGGAGTGGAAACAGTTTGAACGCCGGAGGAAAGCTCCCCGGGTTTTGCGTATTGAAGATCGTCGTGGATGAACTTACGGACAAACGGCAAGTGTTCGTACATTCCGGGCAGAACGTCTATGAAGTTAGTTTGAGGACGTTGTTCTGTGGTACCGCCCTGTCTTGTCGTTGCTGTGCGTGTCTGCTGGTTGTCAAGAATCATAAGCTGCTTGACAAGTGTTTCGAATTCGCTCTGTTGTGTTGCGTCTAGCCCGCCGTAAAACTCTTTCAAGTCAGACCTTCTGTCTATGTTCATAAGAGATTGAAGGGGATTGTCAAAGGGCTTATCCAGCTTGAGAGGATCCTTTGTACCGAATGTCGTAGTGTCGTTGTCTACTTCGTCGAAGTCTTTCGCGTAATTTTGGAGTTGATTGAACGCTATAAGCTGCTCGGGAGTGGCGTTTTCGGGATTAAACCCCTTCTCCGTTAAGATTTTAATTGCCGATGCACCCGTCGCTTCAACTCGAGCGGCTCCCGGCCCAGTGTCCTTCAAGCTTTCTATATGTTCTAGCGCCTGTTCCATCAACGACATAAAGTCAATTTCTTCATCGTCACTTCCGGCAGACTGAGCGTACGCCTTTTCCATCATCGTCATAGTAATGTAATCGTTTACTGCTTTCGGATCAGCATCCTTCCTAAACGGAACATCACCGCCCTCTTCAGAAGGTTGCGCCTTCGGGTTGTAAATGAAAGGTTCAATACGAGACTTTGCCAACGCTATCTGACCCAAAACACCCTTGATTGCCCCGGGAGCAGCGTCTTCGCCTTGTGCGGCTTTAAGCTGCGACTCTATCTGAGTCAAACTCAAAGGTTCGTACGGGACAGGATCTTTGGGAATAGACATAGCGCCAGCGATTTTGCTGCGTATCACACGCCCGAAGGGAGTGTCTGCCGGGTACATTTCAGTATAAGCCTCAAAGTGTCTGATTGTCTCGTCCGGAGTGCCTTTAAAGGCCAAGATATCTTTTTCGACTGGGCCGATGGGCTGGCTTCCTCGGGCGGTGATGAGAGCTTGCGTGGTAGGGGTGTAAGTGGTAAACAATTCTTTGTTGCCCATAAGCGCCCGAGCTTCTCCGGGGCTAGTTATGTTAGACAAAACTTTTTGATCTCTGTCGGGGACAGGCAGATCTCGTGAGGCATAGCTATACACTGTGGCCTGTTCTACAGGAGACATGTTACTGAAGATACTATAGGTAGTAAAATCCTTGTCCGTATTTACCAAAAAATTGTAAGCGGCCACAGGATCAGTGAGAGCGGTCATGAGATTTTCATGCGCCGTTTCAGAGCGGGTCGCAGCTTTTTCAGCTTGTTTTTTCTCGGCCTCTTTTTCTGCTGCTTGCCCTGCAAGTATGCTTTCAAGGACACCGCCAATAACGCCCATAGTGATAGGATCAGCCATCTAGCGACTCCTCTTCTACATTTATGAATCCTTCGGGGGCGGGAGCCTCTTGGGGAGCTTCTGCACTTGCCCTGCCAACCTTGTCGTATCCGTCGCGGATAGTCTTGTTGATTGTTTCTCGCATTTCGTTAAACATCTTTGGATTGTTTGTTTTCAGAAGGCGAAGATACTCTTTGTTATCCATCCGATCCCCTGCGGTAGGATCGTCTTGTTCGAACATGCGGTATGGAACGTTGTACTGTTCTGCGGTGTACGCCACATACACAGAAAGCGGACCCTTCGCAAGAAGGCCCGCGTCAAGTGTGAATTTGCCTGTTTCGAAGCCGTCCATAACCCAAGCTTCGACGATGTGTTCTACAGAGATTCCAGCCACAAGGAGCTTTAGCAGTTCTTCTCGAAACACTTCGTCGTTGTCAATCTTGGAAGTGGCGTCCTCAAGAATGACATCCACGTCAACTTCTTGAGGGGGATTACCCCACGGCCAGTTTTGATTTTCTACAGTTAGGGATATCCCGGGAGGGGCTGCGGCGAACGGATCGCGGGACTCGATGGCACCCCTCTGAACGTCCTTTTTATCAGAGCCTTTGAACATCTAATCTTGTCCTTTATTAGAGGCGGGAGCGGAAAGTGCTGCGATTTACCCGCGAAGCACGGGCGCTTCCCATTGTCGTTCCGCCGTATCCACCCTCTTCAATAGTCTGCTTTGTGCTTACTCTTTTGCGAGAGATGCCCGCTTTGTAGTTTTGAGCCACGATGCGGCTAAGATTTGTGTCTCTAGCAACGTTGTCCGCAAAGTACCTGTAGGCCGCTTGAACATTCGGATTTCTAAGACCTACCGGGGCATCCATAGTGCGTAACTGGGCGCGAGGAGTGGGGATAGACGAGTCGAAGTTAAATCTTTTTTTCGGCATGAAGCCGTCTTGTTTTTTTTCAGCATCTGCACCCGCTACCGCAGTGTAAAACTGGGCACCCGTCTGAAATAAATCGAAAGCTTCTCCGAAGTTTTCCTTGACTACGTTAAAAAGTTTTAATCCCTTGTCAAACATACTAGCTCCAATTCCCGATCACCTTGATAAGGTTATTTGCGATATCAGATCGCTGCTGATCGTTGTACAACTTTTCAGTGGCAGATACTTCGAGAGATTTCAGCATAGTCTCGTGCTGGCGCTGCTTCTCGCTTTCTGCCATAGTGAAATTAAATGTTGCGTTGTCGCGATACATTTGCCACAACTGATTCATAGCCGTCTGAGAGGCGTTGAACTTGTTCTGCACGTTGATACGATTGGCCTCGTTTTGCGTAGCTGTATTCGCAGTGTTAATCTGCCTACGCCACTGAACGTTAGATTGATCTATGGCAAATTTCATGTTGGCGTTAAACTTTTCACGCTGATCTGCCATAGATGCGTTGAATTCTTTGTAGGCGTTCTCTTGGTTGATATTGAACTGCTTGACTGCCACGTCGCGGTTTAAGTTAGCAGTGTCAATCTGCACACCCAATTCAGTAAAGAATTCTTCCACTTGCAATTCGCTTTTTGCGTTGAACTGGCGTCGAGCATTCTCCGCAGCCGCGTCTGTTAAAGCGGCCTGTGTTGAGGCGCTATATTTCAGTGCGTTGCTTTGCTGCTTTGCGTCAAGTTCTTTCAAGTCAATAGAAAGCAGTGCTTGTGCGTTGGATATGGCTGCTTTTGTGCGGGCATCAGCGTTTTGCCTATCCATAGTGGCTACTTGCAGGGCGTTCTGCAAGGCTGCTTGTTGCTTGTTATCCAAATTTTTCATTTGGACAGCGCCGTACATTTGAGCGTCTTGCGAGGCAATCGATATGCCCGATTCCATAATCTCACGGGTGATAGCCGCAGCAGCCATAGAAGAAGCCCCAAGACCGCGCTGTTGCATGATTGCGGTAGCTTTTCGGGAAGGACCGGAAGCCCAAGCAGGGAGAGGCTTGCCGTCTTCAATTCCCTTGAACAAATCCCCAAGCTGGTACTGAACGGTGGCCCGCTCGTCTAGCTCGTCTGTAGCCGCCGTAGCAAAAGCCTCTTGGGAAAGAGCTTGCGACGATATAGCGTCGAGATCAATCAGATCAGAAGCAGTGAATTGGGACTGTGCCGCATCGGGATCTCCAAGGGCTTGAGTGGTGGCTAAAGCACTTTCCGTGGCGGCAATCTGTCCCATAGATGGGTCGGCGGGTGTAGTGCGCTGTTCAACTTTATATTG